GAATACAAGTAGTAACTTCAGCACTATGAAGCCTTTGACTACTACCAATTAAGTTTTCAAGATACACAAAGCCGGCAGGGGATGTGTCGGAGAGTATTACCCAAAAGAAAGGTTCTGTTCGTTCTATCAAACCGGCTAAGGTATCTTCATTGTAGTCATCTTCCAAATATTTTTTAAATTTGTTATAAAGACAACTAACAAAATCCAAATATTCTGGTTTAAATCTTACAAATTTACACATTACACAACGACTTTTTCAAATTTTACATAAGCATCATCTGTAGAAAAAGCAGTCAACTCTCCTGACAAAAACTTTTCTCTAATGCCTGATTGAATTCCAATCATAGCATCAGCTTGAATTCCATTAATTAAAGATTCTGTTTTGTTAGTTCGATTATAAACTCTAAAAACAGAATTCTTGCTGAAGATTAATTCGTGTGGAACATCTTTCAGATCCAATATACTTTTCTTAGCTACTTTTGTCGTTTTACGTGTAGAATCTTTTCTAAATTCTTCCTCTATTTTCATCTTTATAAGTTCATCAAGTGAAGCATTGCTAAGCAATACTTGTTCCATATCTTTCATAATTATCCTTTCTATATTTTGCTATCATCTAAGTTTGAAATTGTGATTATTTTAGCTTCTTTGTAATCGTCTTCTTCTTTTTGAAATCCCAAATATTTGCAAAGACTTTCCAGTGCTTTTAATCCTGCCGAAGTATCTCTGAGTTTCCTTTTGCCCGTTGGAAAACCTTCTTTATCCAAAACATCTTCTTCTTCCAGAGAAAATTCTGCGATTTGTAGTAATTTTTGAATTACATATCCTTTATTGACACAAAGAGAAGATATTTGTTTTTTAAGTTGAAGTTTTATTTCATTTATTACGAAATCTTTAGATAAAAGATTATTTGCAATTTCTTTCAAATCCTTAGATTTGTAACCTGCCTTTTTGGCTGAAACCTCACCGTCAAGGCACTTTATATACTCTGCTACGAACTTTTTTTGTTGTTGTGTTATTTGTTTCATTTTTACATTTCTTAGTATAATTTGTGTTTTTTGAAAAAAAATTGTATAATAGTCATGCTATTTATATTTCGGCTAGTGTAAATCTTAACAGGGGGTTCAACTCCTGTTTTTTTTGCCCTTAATTTCTAAAGAGTTTAATAATTGGAGTATTATCAATACTCACGCAGTTTTTAGAACGTAAATTTGCAAGAGCATCTTTATACATACTCATCCAATAACTAAACTTTACATGCTGAGGACTAGCTTTTAATCTCATACATGCTCCATACACTAATATAGGTTCAGCAAAAGGATCTGGAATTAGTGAAGCATCTTCCTCATTTGTTAAAAACAGTTTTTCATTCCCATCAATATCTATAGCATTGTTTTCTGTGTAATACACGACTTCAATCGTTTTATTTTCGTTAAATATTGGGAACAAGAATTTATCATTAAATTCTGAATACGTATTAGGCGCTTGAGAATTTGTTAAAAAACTTTTAAAATCCTCAGTATAGTCATATTTTACACCGTCAATCAATAATAAAGTTATTCTGCCTGGAATTGTATTTTTCAATTCTCCTGTATTTTTAGGCAAAATTAACTCCTTTTTCTTTAATAAAAAATTCCATTTATCAAATCTACAAACTTCAGTATTTATAAGATTTATAATATTTTTTATTTTTTTGTGATCATTTTTCACAAGCTCACTAAACGCATTCACTTGTTTATAATTCAATTCCACTAAACATTTGTTAATTAATTCTAGATAATTCATTTATTCTCCTTTTCTTCCATATCGCAGGCGACCAATGTCGCCCACAATACAGAATAGAATTTACTTTATAAGCCCTTTTCTAAGTTGTTCCATAATAAGAGGTTCATTTTTGGTAAATTCTGCACCACTCATTCTGCCAATTTGCTCACGAGTAAAAATTCCACTTTTATTCACACCGAAAGAAGAATTATTTTGAGCATTAGCTGTTAACTTCCTCTTTGCAAGCTCATTTTCATTACTTAAATTTTTTTCGTAAGCCTGTTGTTGTAGATATCTGTCAATGGCACATTGTTCAAGTTTTTCCACCATTTGAGAGATTCTATTCATTTCATCTTTATCAACAATAAAATTTGAATTTTGCAGATAATTCAAAACGTCTTTTCGCCCTTCTGAGTTGAAGAAATCAGGTTTTTCTTTTGAGAATTCTTCTATTGCCGAAGGTGAATTAACACGAAATGTCGGTAAAATTTGTTCTTGAATAATTTTTTCGATAGTATCTTTAGCCAATTCACTCATACAATATCGCCCTTGTTGTGAGTTTAATACATCATACGAAACAAGATCATCTATTTTCGAGCCATTTCGTGAATTATCATTATTTCCAAATAATTGTTGATCGGCAGAAGATGAAAATTTGTCTAAATTATTTGTTGGTTCCATTAAAGCCTCCTTCATTCATATAATGCACCGCAAATTCTACGGCATCATCTATAAAACTTGATAACAACATTGCTATCAACTTTTGCAAAGGGGCTACTATAGGAAGATGCGAAACAATATATTCAATTGCCAGAGCTTTTTTTTCTTTGCCTTTGTTACTTCCAAGAGTTTCTTCAGCAAGTCGCACCGCAGAAATTGCAATTTCTCTAATTTTTGCTTTCAAATTTTTAAACATTTTGTTCTCCTTATAAAGTGGCTGTACCTATAAGGTACAGCCGAATATGGGGTTATGCCGCACTAACAATCATTTTAGCCAATGCTTTTGGTTGTACAGTTTTTGCACCATACAGATACAAACCTCTAACCAAATCAGAGAAACTATCTTTATCTCTTAGGCTTTCGATTTTTGCTAATTGAGAAGCGAACGTAATCGCATCATTTGTACCAGCTAAAACATAGAATTTGTTATCAACAGCAGTCAAGTTTGTACTAACAAGAACATCCATGCCTGCAATTCTACCAATAGCACCTTCTCTTAATGTTTCATCTGCAACATTATGTGCATTAATAAATTCTGTGCTTTGCAACAAATATGATTCAATTTTAGGGTTAATAACTACCCAAGGACGTTTGTCCGCAGATACTGCATCTGAATTTTTTAAACAAAGTGCCAAATTAACAAATTGCTCATAGATTGTTGTTTTGTTTAACACAATCGGAGAATCTTCCGAACCTACGATATTTTCTGCTGAAGCATAAGCCTGTTGAGCCAATAAATACGAATCTTGCACTTCTTCGATTGCTTTTTTAGCATTTTTTAAATGAGCTTCCATAATATCAGTATTAGCCTGAACTTGAGCTACATCATCAATTTTAAATGCAAAGAATTTTTTCTGATCAATTACAAGACTTGTTGCAGTCGGCTCTAGAGCATCATAAGTAATGTTACTTGATCCTAATGTTGAAATAGAAACTTCTGCTGGAGTAATAATTTTAACCTTATCACCCTGATTTTTAATTTCGCCTTCATAATTTCTGTTAACACATTGAAGCATCACACAATCTTTTTCAAGCATTGTGTTCAATTTTTGGCTCCACACCTCTGGAATGAATGCGCCATAAGAAGTTGTAAAAGTGTCTGTTGTTTCTGACATTGTTTTTCCCTTTCTGTTTTAATATGTATATACTATTTGAGTGGTGCTAATCGTCGTTATAAACTTCTCTAAATTGCAATCCTATAATGCCACAGGATTGATCAATAGAATTCCCTTTAATGCACAGTTGAATTGAATAATTAGATTCTGAAATCTCAGCTTTTTCTAAAGCATTTCTGTTTATTGTCCAAACAGGAATATTTTCCTCATCCAAAGCCCAATGACAAGGTAATTTATCATTTGTACTTTCATCTGCCCAAATCATTTGATCAAAATGTACTGAATAGATTTTTTCTATATCATCAGGAGTTTGACTATCATAATCTTTATAGACAAGAAAATCGAAATTATTATCATATGCTTCATCAAGAACAAAATAGAATTCCTCTATCACTTTTCTATGATGAGCTTGTCCTACCGCAAAAAATGGTGACTTCCACATGAATTCTATTGGAATACCATCAAACGTTGTCCCATAGTCTTCTTTATATATATTCCCATCTTTATCCGCCGTAAGAATTTCATGTTTAAAAATACACGAAGTAGTTATACTTTGTGGAATAATTCTTTTATACCAAGCCTTGTTAAGATAATCATTTATCCAAATAGTATGATAATTTTCTTCCGTTGCATAAGGAAAGAAAAACCATATCTGACTCTTATTTTCATAATGAACACAAAAACTTTTTTCTAAATCAGCAGGAATAAATTTTTCCAACTCTGATTTTATTTTTTGAGATATTTCCGAACCAAGTTGAATTTGATTTAATTCGCCAACCTGCTCCAATGCAAAAATACCATTACTTAAAAAATATTGTTTATTCTCTACATTCACTATCGAATTTTTCGCTATACACCCCTTACTAGCAAAAGGTACAATTGCAAAATCACCAGGACTTGTACCACTAAGCAAATATACTGCATTTTGTTTGTAAATTGCCAAATAATCTTTGTATGGCTTAATTGCAATAATACCTGATGTATCTGTATGAAAATCGCTTATATAACCAGCATCATTATCTGTCTTGAAATCATCAAAAGTTCCCAAAGCTGAGTAATAAATGGTTGAACCTGATGCAAACCATACTCGACCTCTAAATGTTGCAATACTGTTTACTAATATAGGAACTTCGTCATTGTCTTTTAAATTACAATCTTTAATATTAAAATCCAAATCTAAATAAAATGGAGAATCAGCTTCTGAAGCTATTACCGTTCCTCTTAAAAAATTGGTAAATACTGGTTCAACTCCTGATAATAATTTATCAACCTTTGAAAGATTTTTAGTTAAATCATCATACACATATATTTTGCCACTATAAGTTGTTATCACCAATCTGTAACTATTGTCAACAAATAATTCATGCAAACCAGTTATTTTTTCAGCTTCAGGCAATTGCAAAAATAAAGTATTACCTTTTTGTTTGCATATACCTTTGTTTTGCAAAATTTCTACATTTTCGGAATCTGCCCAATAAACCCTTTTTGTATTCAAACCTAGTTCGGTTTTTGTTGAGGCTTGGTTGATACCACCAGAAAGATCATAATAAGCGATTTCCACGGTTTTATTCTCCTTTTAACTTGTACCATTTAATCTTTGCTCGAATAAAAGCACCTATATCATTTTGTGCTACCCAAGGATACGGAGGCAAATAAACTATATCTATTTTCCCTGCACTTGTAGTCTGTGGATGTTTTTGCCCAAACTCATAATGCGTCATCACATTATTGGGAGTAATTTCTATTTTATATTTTTTGGATAACTCCGCACAAAAATTCATTGTTGCTTCAAATTGCTTTGGAGTTATTGAATAATTCCCAACCAATTGACGATTTTTAAACCCAAACATTCCACACATTGCAACACCTATAGCACCTGTATTACCACCACCTGTGTGCATTGCATAGTTATTTTTTACACATTTTAAGTTGTTTTCAGGTTTAAATACACCATCATGCACAACACCATCTTTGTCAATTAAATAATGATAATATTTTTTGTCGTAGTCGCTTGGATAGTAACCACCTGCAGTCCAATGGATAACAATTTTCTTCATATTTTTTTTCTTTGAAATTTTTTCTTTATAAACAATGCTGCCGCATTGGTCCTATTACGAGCTGATAACTTGTTAATCACAGTATTCAAATGTGTTTGAACAGTTCTTGGGGACATATTAAGCCGATTTGCGATTTCTTTATCGGCGAACCCCTCTGCGACCAAAGTTATAACTTCACGTTCCCTTGGTGTTAGTTTCATCTTAATTCCTTCTGATATTTCTGGTTTCTCAATTTTATACCAATAATTTTTATTTACTTTAATAATATTTCCTTTAAATAAATAGGGAGGGGTAATCCCTCCCAAGAGTAAATAATTGAAGGATTATATAAGAGTTCTAAGACCAAGTTTTAAGTTTTTAAGATTTGAATAACACTTTTTCTTTACACCGTATTCGTTGTAATACAGATAGAATTTCCCATACTGTTTCACCAAATAGTTTTCGTTTACTTCTGCGTATAAAATTTTATCTTTAACCTTTGCAAAAAGATTTCTTGCTTTTTCATTGGTTTTTCTAATTGTAGAAATTTTATTATCTTTATCAATTCTTGTAATTTGGACCACCGTATGTCCGCAAACAGGACATTTTTTTAAATAATCCAATTCACACAGCACAAAAATCCCCTGAGGAGAGAGTCTGAAACTTTTTGTTTTTCTCAGACTTCCACAGCAGTGAATATACCCCATAGTATTCCCTTTCTGTGAATCGGCAAACAGCTTTACCATCTAGGGTGTGAGCCTTAACCGTTCTGTATATTCTTAGTATAACTGTTTTTGAATAAAAAACAATTCCGTATTTCTACTTAAGTAAAAA